TGGTGTTGGGATACAGGCGTGCCACCATGCCGGTGCTGGGTGTGCCCGAGGTGGGTGAACCCGACGTGCCATTGACTCCGGCGATAAAGAAGGCCATTGACGAGGCATACGGCATCGAGCGTGTGGTGGAGCCGTACACCCCTGACCGGTTCGATACTCAGATGTACCCCGACCCGACTGATGGCCTTCTCCCGAACCCCGATCCCACAGACGGCGCTAATCGGGTTTCATACGGCGATGACCCGTCCTGGCCGTTTCAGGGTGGGGTGGAGAAGTTCTAATGACCAAGCCGTCAGAACAGTGGTGGGCAATCAACGGTGCAATCATCTTGGACGTTCTCAGACGAGCGGAACAAGGCGAAGACCCCGACATGCTTTACTTGGAACTCATCGCCAATACCACAGAGGATGAGGGCTGATGGCCGTCGATAAGAGCGATGTCAACTTCCTCGACCCTTCATACCCCATTCAGTTTGAGGGGTATGTCAAATCCATGCGGACCAATGAGCGAGACGGTGAGATGATCTTGTCTGTCGCCATCCCGCCCGAGTGGAAGTTCCACGCACTCCTGACCACCGACTACCCCGGCACCATGTTCGACATCAGGTTCATTCGGCAGGATACTTCCGGCGGGGATGACGGTGAGGTGGATGAGGATACCGGCACACCTGAACCCCCTCCATCTACACCCCCGCTCACCACCACCCATGAGCCTGCACCCCCGAGGTTTGAATCGCCATGGCAAACGACGGACAGCTAGACCTTCAAGCCCTCCGAGCGAGGATCAGTCGCATCGTCAACACCTCACTCGATGAGGTGGAGAAGACGCTGAGAAGTGGCACGCCCGCAGCCAAAGCATCAGTCATGAAGACCACCCTGCCCGCACTTATCAAAGTATTGGGCGAGGAAGAAAAGGCCGACGAACTGTCCGAGATGCGAAGGATCGTTAGCGAATTGGCCGAGAACGACCGGATGAGGATTAGTGGGATGGAGCAAGCAGGAGGCCCATCCACTGAAGGTAGCCAGGGGGAGGGCCAGGGCCAGGGCCAGGGCCAGGGCGGTGGGACTTCGGGTGATGCCAAGATCGTCTTGTTGCATGGCGTGGATTTGCCGACGGACATGTCTGGCTAATGGACCTTCATCGTCGTGTATCTGAACTTTCCATCCTCGAAAACAAACAGCTTCAGGTTGTTCGCTTCAAGCCGAATTGGGCGCAGATCGAATACCTCGATGCTGCCCGGCACCAGCTAGAAACCACAGGCCGCATCCGGATCATCGTCCTCAAAGCCCGGCAGCTAGGTATCTCCACGGTCACCGAAGCCATGCTGTTCGTTATGTGCTTCACCATCATGAACTACCGATCCATGGTGATCGCCCACGAAATCCCGGCGTCTCAGAACCTCCTGAAGATGACCCAGCGGTATTGGGACACCTACCCCTTCAAGCGGCTCTACAACACCCGCTACGCCGGGAAGAACCATCTGGAATGGGTGGAGACTGGTTCGTCCATGCACGTCGCCACGGCCGGCAACAAAGGCGTCGGCCGGTCGGCCACCATCCACGGCGTACACGCATCCGAGGTCGGGTTCTGGCCTGACCCGAAGGAAGCATTCGTCGGCCTACGCCAGACCATCCCCGAGGCACCCGGCACCATCATCGTCATGGAATCAACCGCTAACGGTTCCAACATGTTCAAGTCCGAATGGGAAGCCGCCGAACAGGGTGAGACAGAGTTCCTACCCCTGTTCTTCCCGTGGCACCGTCACCCCAACTACACGGCCTCGGCTATCGGCATCCCGCACTTCAACCTCGGCAAGCTGGACTCCGAAGAAAAGATCCTACAGCGGATCGGGATCTCCGATGACCGTTTGGCATGGCGGCGCTGGGCAATCCGCAACAAGACGCAGAACGACCTTCAGCTATTCCACCAGGAGTACCCATCCACCCCGGCTGAAGCATTCATCGCCTCCGGCACCAACCTGTTCTCCGTCACCGATCTCAACAAGGTCTACAAGCCTGAACCGGGCAAGCGTGGACAGCTACTCGAAAACTCTGCCCGAGTCGAGTTCCATGAGCGTTCAGACGGCCCGCTAACCCTGTTCCGCAAGGTCCACCCCAACCCTGATCTTGGCACCTACATCGTGGCCGGCGACCCCACCAAGACCACGCAAGGCGACTTCGCCTGCATCCAGGTCATCAACCGCCGTTCGCTGGAACAGGTGGCGGAATGGCGGGCACGTATCGACCCCGTGACCTTTCCCGACGAGATCTTCATGCTGGGCAAATACTTCAACCTGGCTCTGGCATCTACAGAGATTGAAGGCCCAGGCTACTCCACCATCGGGGCACTCCTAGCCAAGAACTATCCCCGCCTCTACCAGCGGTCCCGTGCCGACAGCATCGCCTCACCATCCACCTCATCAAACTACGGCTGGTCAACCACCCTTCAAACAAAGAACCTCATGCTGGGTTGGTTGCAACGGTTTATCGTGGACGGCAGTATCACCATCCACTCATCCACCCTCTACAACGAAATGAAGGAGTATGTGAGGCTTCCGAGTGGGGAGTATGGCCCGTCTACTAAAGACGGATTCGATGATTGCGTGATGGCGTTCGCACAGGCCATCATCGTGAACGTGATGGAACCGGTACTCATGGCGCCTGAAGGCCCGATAGACGGATCACTCGTCCTGCCCAACACCCCCGGCTTCACCCCGCCCACCAGTCCCATCACCCTCCATTCTCATACCCCTGATGAATCTGCCCCGCCATGGGAATCATGGCCCGACGAAAGATAGCCCCGCTCATGCCTCAGTACGAATACCGCTGCACCGAATGCCAGTCCGAGACAACCATCACCACTTCGGTCGATAACTACACCGCCACTTTCGCCGGCAAGCCTCTCGCCTGTGACGCCTGCATGGGTGGTGAACTTCGACGCTTCTACCGCCCCCTCCCCTTCACGCTCCCCATGGCCGATCACTTCAATGTCTCAGCCGGTCAGCATGTTTCTGGCGAACGGGAGTTGACTGAAGTCTTCAAGCGCAAGTCCGAAGAAGCCACCAACCGCCTCGGCGTCGAACACAACTTCAAGCCCATCGACCTGCGGGATCATGAAGCCTTGGGCGTGACGAGGGAAGGTCTTGAAGAAGACGTGGCCCGACGCCATGATGCAGGTCTGCCGTCCATTCCAATCCCCAAGTGAGTAGGCCACTGTGGTAGCCACCATGCCCCGCCAGCCCATCCGCCTGCCCGCTGGTGGCCCGCCTCAGCCGGGTCCGATGCCCATGCCCCCAGCAGGCCCGATGCCCCCGCAGGCCGGCCCTGGCCCCGCCTCGATGCCGCCTGGTGGCCCTCCTGGCTCTCCCCCTGGTGCTGGTGGTCCTCCGGCTGGCCCGCCTCCCCCTGCTCCCCCGAGCTACCTGCCCGGCCCACCCCCAACCCAGCAGAACAACCCGACACCCCCCCCACATAACCGCCTTCCGAAGCTTGCGGCAAATGTGGAGATGGAGCTAGTCGGCAAGGTCCGCAGCCTCCTGATGCGTGCCCGTGATGAACGGCGCCCCATGTTGGCAAAGTGGGATGCCAACTACCGGGCTATTCACAAGGCGCAGTATCACGCATCCCGAGCCCCATACCTCCCCAACCCGTGGGTGAACGAGATCTTCGCCACCTTGGACACCCTTGTCGCATGGATGACGGATCAGGAACCCACCTTCGACGTGTCGCCGGCTGTCCAGCCGCTATCCCCCACGTATGCCTTTGCTGACTCTCTGGCTCAGGATTTGAAGACCGTGATGCGGGCATCGTGGCAGGTGGATCAGACCGCCGCTGAGGTGGAGAAGGTCGTGTGGGACGGCCTCACCTACGGCATCGGGTTCTTCAAGACCGTGTGGGACATGAGCGCCTTCCGTGGGCACGGCAATGGTCGGATCACCCGATGCGACCCGTACTCGATTTACCCCGATCCACAGGCCACGTCCTTCGACAACATGAACTACATCATGGAGGCACGCAACGTTTCCATGCAGGAATTGGAGCGGCGTTTCCCTGGGGCTATTGAACGGCTCAACACCGAGTCGTACCAGGAAGACATCGACAAGGCGAAGAACCGGCTGGACTTCCACAACACCGGCAACCAGGCGATGGCGAATCCCGGTGCCATGATCGGATCAAACTTCTCGGCCTATGGTCTTCCCGGTCAGGGCCGGCGTATTGAAGCTGTGGATGAGCCTGGGATCACGCTCATCGAAGCATGGCTCCGCACCCCGAAGACCGAAGGCAACCGCACCTACGACGGATGGCGATGCGTCGTGGTGGCCGGCAACCGGGTGCTCATGGACAAGATGGGCGACGAATTGTGGTCGCACGGTCAGCACCCCTACGACCGCTACGTCCCGGTTGAAACCGGCGAGTTTTACGGCCACGCCTTGGTTGAAGACATGGTGCCGTTGCAGCGGTCCATCAACCGCATCTTGTCCCGCATCGAGCAGAACATCGACCTCATCGGTTCGCCGGTTCTGAAGGAAGATGCACGGTCCGGCCTTTCCCGTACCGCCATCACCGACAAGCCCGGTCAGCGCCTCCCCGTGCAGCAGGGCGGGATGATTGAGTGGATGAACCCGCCGCAGATGCATCCGCAGATGGGTATGGACATCATCCGCCTCTACATCACGGAGATGGAACGGATCTCTGGCCTCAGTGCCATTGTGCGTGGTGCATCCCCGACCGGACGTAACGCCCAGGGCGTGATTGATTCGGTGCAGGAAGCCGCCTTTGTCCGCATCCGGAAGTCGCTTCGTAGCCTCAGCCGGTGCATCGGTTCCGGTGGCGAGAAGATGGCGTCGAACATCGTGGAGTTCTATGACACGCCGAGGATGGTGAGCCTGGTTGGCCCATCCGGCGAGAAGACTTCCATCGCTCTGCGGTCCGATCACTTCTACCTCCCCAGCCCCGAGGGGACCATGCCGATGCGGTTCCAGTTGCTCATCGACGCTGGCGAGTCGTCTTCTCAGTCCCGTGGACAGCGGGTAGCTGAAGCCGATGCGCTGTATGCGATGGGAGCGATTGATGAAGAAGCCGTCTTGGAAGTCCATTCGTTCCCGAATTGGCAGGTGGTTTCTCAGCGGGTGAAGGAAGCCAAGGCCGAAGCTGGGACTCAGGGTGAACCGCCGACTCAACGTGCAGCCGCACGCCGATAATACCCCGCCGATAAATAGGAGTAGCTATGTCTAATATGTGGAACGACTTTGAAGCCCCGATGCCCGAGGGGTATTCGCCGCCCGAGGGTCGAGTCAATGCCCTCAACTCCCCCCAGGATCGGGACTGCATGAGCGAAGGTGAGGAAACCGGCCCTGAGGCCATGGACGACTGATCTTCCTAAACACCCCGCCTCCCCTGGCCGGTAAAGAACCCCTACCCATCAAACGGGTAGGGGTTCTTTGCGTCTATGCCCGGCCAACCATACCGTATCCTATTTCCCTGTCTCCGCTTGCATTCACCCCTCTATCTCCCTAACGTCCTCACCGACGTTCCATCCACCACCCGAGGTAGAACCACCATGCCTGAGAAGATCAAGTCCAACACCGGCAACGCCCCCATCAAGCAGGTGGGCCACACGGCCGGCACCCGCTACGGCACCAACCCCAATGCCCAGGGCAAGGGTTCCAACAACACCCGTGACCTGAAGGTCTGAGGTAACCACGATGGCTGGCACCAACCAGATGAACACGATGGGGGAGGGGATTCGGAAGTTCATGGACCTCATCGGGAAGATGAAGTTGACCCCCGATGCCGACCTTCCCCTTCTCATCGAGTTGGAAACCGCCATCATCGCCTCCAACAAGGCAGCCATGGAGCAGTCCGCAGCTTCGGGCGCTTCCGCAATGCAGCCGGGTGCAACGGTGCCTCCGGCTGGAATGGGTGGGATGGGAGGGCCGATGGGTGGGTCCATGCCCCCCGGTCCTCCCCCTTCCCCGTCAACGCTCATGGGTCAAGGTGGCCGTGGGATGACCACCTACCCGTCCATGCCCCAAGGTGCCGAGATGGCACGTATGCTCAACCGATAGGACATTCCGCTCATGTCTGTTACGCCCCCCGCTGAACCCCCTCGCTTCGTTCTGCCTGGTTCCGAACCGGCAGACGATCAGGTCACCGATTCGGCCCTCGATCCAACCCTCGATCCGGCTGCCATCGACCCGACAGTCCCGGTTGACCAGGATGCTGAAGGTGGCGCCGAAGATGGCGCCGGCCCGCTCCCGGTTGACCCCGATCATCTTCACGCTGAAGACACCCTTGAAGCCGCCATCGCCGCTGCCCTTGCTGCACCCGATGATGCGCCCACGGTTACCCCTGTTGCCGGAAACCCTGCGCCGGTCGAAGGGGTGGTTGCGGGGTCCGAGGCTTCATCCTTGTCCTCGGACCCCGCAGACCTCGATTCCCCTCCCGCTTCAACCGGCACCCCTCATCCGACCGATGATCTTCTCGATCTCGGCAACGGCCTGGTCGTCTCCAAGGCCGAAGCTACCGAGTTGCTCCTTTGGGCACAGTCTCTCACGCCCGAAGAACAGGCTGCCGTCGAAGCCGTCACCCAGCCTTCCGCCCCCTCGCCTTACCCGTCCGCAGCGAGCGGCAGCGGAACCCCTGCACCAGTTGGTCCCCCCGCTGGTGCAGGGTCTTTTTATCCGGCGCCAGGTCAGCCGGGCATGCCCATTCAGCCAGGCGCCAACCTTCCCCCCGTTCCCGTCCCTGCCCCTGCCTATACCCCTGCCCCTCAGCCTCTTGCTATCCGTGAGAAGCTTGGTGAATTGGCCGAGGTTGTTCCCGGCCTTGCTGAAATCCTCGAAGCCCAGCAGGCACAGGTTGAAGCCCAGCAGGCCGAGATCTACCGGTACCAGCAGGCACAGGCTTCCATGCAGGCCCAGCAGGCACAGGAGCAGATCGCCGCTGAACGGTCCCGTATTGCTGAAGGTGTGCGAACCGGCGATGCCGAGTTCATCGCATCGCACCCTGAACTTTCTCCCGAAGATGTCCACTACATTCGAACCTCTGCGCTTGAATCTGGCCTCATGACGGTCCAGATGCCGAAGAACAACAACAACGCCGCAGAGGCATACAAGGCCACGCTTGAAACCATCATGTGGTCTGACCCGAAGTACCGGGATCTACTCGTCCAGCAGCAGGCAGTTGAAGTCGCACATCGTCAGCGGGAAGTCGCTGAACGTCGTGCGAATGCTTCCGCCCTGGCTGGAAATCCAGGCTCAGTTACCCGTGATCCTCAGTCCGCTCCTGAGCATCTGACCCCCGAAGGCCGACAGATGGGTATGCGTGAATACATCGCCGCTGCCATTTCTGGCGGGAATCCTTCGTAGGTCTATCTAAACCCCCACCTAGAAAGCAACAGGAGCAAACATGGCTGCCATTGGTACCGATACCGTCACCTCGATCGCTCGGCAGTTCGTCCTGCCCGAGATCCACGATCAGATCTACGCATCCAACCCGATCACCTTCCGGCTTCTCGCCGCCAAGAAGAAGATGATTCAGGGTGGAACGCAGATCGAGATCCCGCTGATGTACAAGCGGTTCGGCCACGGTGGTTCCTACCGTGGGTTCGATCTTCTGCCCATCGCCCCGGTGGACACGATCAAGAATGCCGTGTTCGATTGGAAGCAGTACGGCGTGACCGTGGCTGTGGATGGTCGGACCCTCATCCAGACCGATTCCCCCGACTCGATCGCCAACCTCATCACCACGCAGTTCGCTCAGGCCCGCATGGAACTTGCTGAGCACCTTGGCGACGGCATCTGGTCGGATGGGTCCAACACGAAGGACATCACCGGCATGGAAGCGGCCGTCGATGACGGCACGATCGCTGCCACCTACGGCGGCATCCTTCGGTCGGCTAACACTTGGTGGAAGTCCCAGGTGGACTCGGCCACCACCATCCTCACCCTCGATGCCCTGAACGCCCTTCAGGGGTCGGCTATCAAGGGTGCCAAGTCCACCTCGCTCATCGTCTCCGGCCGGGATCAGTACAACCGGTACTGGAAGCTCGTTCAGGCGAACCAGGACTTCCAGGTCATGGCCGGTGGTCACGACGAGCAGCTTGCTTCGGCCGGCTTCACCAACATCCTTTTCAACAACATTCCCTGGGTTGTTGATTCGCATGTCCCGCTTGGTACGACCACCAACACCAAGATCTACATGCTGAACGAGGAATACATGTTCCTCGCCGTCTCGCCCCGTGCCGACTTCCGCCTTGAAGACTTCCAGACGCCTCCGAACCAGGATGCCATGGTTGCCAAGCTTCTGTGGGCCGGTGAGCTTGCGTTCACCAACGTTGCGACCCAGGCGGTCATGACCGCCATCGCCGCCTGATCCGTCCGTCAACAAACCCACTCGCTTTCTCGACAGGAGACATTCATGGCAAGTCCACTCATCACCAACCCGCTTGGTGCGTTCGGCACTACTTCGGTGGAAGAGAAGTTCGGGGGTGGCGTCCTCATCCCGTTTGAGGCCACCGCCGCCATCACCGCTAAGCAGGCCGTTACCATCACCACGGCCGGCAAGATCACCAAGGCCACGACCGGTGGCGCCGCTGCCGGTACCACCATCGGCATCTGCATGGACACCGTTGCTGCCGGCGAGATCGCCAACGTGTGCGTGCTCGGCCCGGTTTCCAACGTTCCGGCCGATGGTGCCATCGCCGCTGGTTCCCCGGTGATCGCCTCCACCACGACGGCTGGATCGGTCATCGCCAAGGCTGCCCCCACCACCGGCGAGGGTCTTGGCTTTGCCATTGCCGCCGCAGCCGATGGCGTCGTGACCATTTGGGTCAACCGTTCCATCGGTGGCATCACCTGATTTACCTTTCCGCTGCCGCTCTCTGCCGTTTCGATCTAAGGAGTTCCCGTGTCTGATTCAGTCGTCCGTGTTGTCAATAAGGGTGATAGCGATTTCGAGGGTCAGTACGACCGCAATCGCTACCCCATCGCCGCTGGTTCCGAGTCGATCATCCCTTGGGATGCCGCCTGCCTGTGGCTCGGTGATCCCCGTCTTCGGGACATCGGCACCGACCGTGCTCGGCTGGAAGAGTACCGCCGCTTGACCTCCAAGTTCGGGGTCTACGACGAGCATGACCGGTTTGAAGGCGCTCGCCCCAAGTTGGAGATCTACCGTCTGAACGGTACCCGAGTGAAGATGCTGGCTGAAGACCCCTTCGGTACTCCGGTCGATGTCTTCGGGGACACTGATGGTGAGGTTGATCTTCAGACTCAGGTGTCTCAGCTTCAGGCCATGGTGAGTGAACTTCAGGAACGGTCTGGCGACGGATCGCTGCCTGATGTTTCTGATGTCGAGTCTGGTGAAGGGCCGGATGCCGATGATGACGGGAACGAGCTTCCCACCGACTCGGCTTCCACCTTCCCCTCCACTCCCCCGGCCAATTCCTCCCCCTCCGAGGGGTTCCAGTTCCCCGGTTCGTCCACCTAACTCGCCAGTTATCGACCCGCTCGACAAGCTCTCCCCGTGACCCTTTCACCTACTTGGCAGCTTCTTCGGACGCTGGTTGAGGATCTGATTGAGTTGCGTGGGGAGCTTGTTGAGTTAGTAACCGCAGAGAAGACCGAGCGCATTGAAGCCTATGCGGCTTCCAACGAGAAGACTGATGCCGGCAGAAAGCGTGACGCAGACTTCGCCTCCCTCACCTACTGGCGGGACCGGGTAAAGCTTGAAACCAAGATCCAGCAGAAGGAAGACTTGCACCAACTTCTCACGCTGGCAGTAACGCATGGTGTAGAAATAATCGAGTAGTCAAATCGGAGTCTGAATGTCCAGTCGTGAAGACCTACAACAACTCGATCTTGCGGACTTCACGAAGGGCATTTCCACCGAATACCACTCTCGGACAAACGAGATTCCCCAGGAGCAGGGCTACGCTCAGGCCGACGAAACCTTCGGGTGCTACGGCCTTCAGGGTGGTGGACTGGCGCCTCTCCCCCGTGCTCTGTCGGGCGCCTGGTCGCATTACGACCGGCCCTTCCTCCCCGAAGAAGGCGAGGTTGTTCCCGACCCCGACGACGATCCCGGTGGCCTTACTCCCGGCCCACTCAACCCGCCCGATCCGCCCCCCATCGTCCTCGATGGCAATTGGGAGTGGCCCACGGTTGCTAACGGGTATCCGCCCGGCTATGACCGACGCATCGCCATCTTGGATGCCCGTGCATTCTCCCCGGTCGTCTACTCCCCCTCCATGGATACTGAGGTGGATCACTCAGACCCGCCCGTAGACATCTACGTCGTGCGGCAATGGTGGATGGTGAACGATGTTGACACTCTGGTCGATACCCGGTGGCGCTTCTCCGGTCGGTCGGTCTTCCGCAACTCTAATGGCCTCTACGGCTCCGAGTTCACCGATGTCATCGCCCGTGCATCTGATCCGACATGGAATCCGCATCCGTCTCGATGGGGATGGGGGTGGGGTTCCATCACCGAAACCCGCACGCAGTCTCCTGGTCCCTCGATCTTCTCGACAGACAACATGATCCGAACGGGTATTCCCGTGATCGTGTGGGCGGCAGGAACGATCATCGACACTTCGCCCGGTACTGATTGCGGCGGTGTCTGGACCTACCCCGATGCTTCGGTGCTCGACACGGTGACTGATTCCATCAAAGCCCTTCCGTCCGTTTATGGTTCAAAGTTCGCTGGCATCGTGTTCGGCCATCAAGGTCGCCTAGCCGCCATCTCCCGTGAGGCCGGCGCCGCTACTTGGCGCCGGGCATCGTTCCACCCGAACACCGCCCAACGTGGACCGAACGACATTCTCATCTACTGGCCGACCAACAACATCTACGTGCCCACGGGTAGCCCCCTCGTCCCAACATTGTTCTCCCCGCCGAAGATTGATTGGACGCTCGAAACTGCTGACACGATCCAGACCCTTGCGTCCTACGGGATCAACCCAGGCAACGTCACGTCGAAGATCGTCGGTGTGTCCACCTTCGCCCCCGTAGAAGAAAACGTGTCGGGCTACGGTGCCTGGTCGTCGGTGGATGCCAACTCACTCCTGTTGGTGAAGAACCAGGGCGGCGCCGTGATGCTGACCGGCGACCTCGATCGCCCCTCGGTGCAGCGTCTTCCCGGCGTCCCGAGTGTTGGTGGATTTGCCAACCGTGGCGCCAACACCGAATCAGGCTACGTCTACGGCTCCACGTCCGGTGTCTGGATCTGGTCTGGTGGTAACACTGCCACGAACCTCGCCCCTCAACTCCACCCGACGTTCTGGATTCCCGAAGACGAGACGGTCCAGCCTCCTGATTCCTCTCAGCCTGGCCGTCAGCTTGGACAGTTGGTGGGTAGCTTCGGTTACCGGTGGCCGTACCTGTACGCACCGAACAACTGGATCATGGATCTGCGCTCCGGTGGATGGTGGCGCTACTGGCCCACCCCGACCCAAGACCCTGACAACGGCGTCCACTTCGCCTTCAACGAGGTGGATTCGCTCGGCAACCTGTGGGCATTCCCGGCATCGCACCTTGACGGTTCGGCGCTCGATCGCCCTGACGATGATGACGTAACCCTGATCCTTCAGGAGAATGACTACCTGCTTTACCGGCAGTTCGACTTGGAAACCCCGACCAACTTCTGGTCGTGGAAGTCTCAGCCTCTCTCCGTGACTCGTTCCCGTTACGTCGATTTCAAGTCGGTCACCATCGTTGCTTCAGGCATCGGCCGGATCGTCGTCACGCTCACGGGCATTGATGGCAAGTCCCAGGAAGTGCTATTCGACTTGGATTCTCCTAAGAAGTCGATGATGGTGCGTAATATGGGCATCCGTGGAACCGACGTTGAAGTGAAGATCACGGCCCGAGCAGCTTCCCCTGATGGTGAAGCCCCGACCTTGCATCGTGTCAGCCTCGGATTCGTGGAGACGCTTTCCATCCCGGCTTCAGGCTCATGACCAGTCTCCGTCGCCCCGAGAGCAACGTCGGCAGGAGTGAGTACCAGCTTCGTATGCCGTTCCCTGGCAACGAAACACCAGAGGGGATACGGCAGAACTTCCGTGAACTGGAACGGTGGGGCAACAACCTGCCGCTCGCCCGCACCCCACGGTTCGTGCCGTACATGGTCACTTACCAAACTCCCCCCGCAGACTACGCCACAGTGAACGAAGTCATCCTTTCCGAATTGTGGCAGGCCAAGTACGGAACCGATGTCGTGCCTACCGGTACATGGATTGTCTATGCCCGTGTATTCCTAGCAGAATCGCTCCCAGCAGGTACGGTCGGGACACGTTCTATGATTCTTGCAGATGGCAGCGCATTCAATGCGATTGCCGGGTCGGACATTTCATACCTTGGGTACTTCCAAGGTGATAATGCAATCCGTGTAGTGAAAGACATCGACTTCATCACGCCGGATATCACCTACGAATGGACACTCCCCGACTTGGCGGAACCAGGGGCGTATATGACCCCATCCGCCAACACGATTGGGTTGCTTACGCTCGATGACGGAGATGGTGGCTTATTCGTCCGAGGGTCGATCGAGCGGACCTCCATCATTGATCCTGATGTCGGCCCCGACACGGTTTCCGAATACATGCTTTCAGGTTTGGTCGTCAGCGCCTATCGTCTCACCGATGGGTACACGATGCCGTTTACGGTTGAGGATATAACCCCCTCCTAAAGTTTCTCATCTAAAAGGACTAGCCCAATGTCAGTCACACTAAAGCAGGCACGAGTCGCTGTGCGGGAACTTCTGGATGAAGAAACCCCTGCAACCTTCAAAGACGCCCATCTTGACCGGTGGATCAATGAAGGCTGCATCGAGATCGCCCGTTCGGCCGAGGTGCTTGAAACCTCAGACACAATCGACGTGGTTGCTTCCACCCGTGAATACAATCTTCCTGATGACATGATCCGTGCTCATCGTGTAGATTTCGAGGTTGATGGAGACGGCCGGCACGCATCACTCGGTTACCGGGACTTCCACAATGCCAACGCTGTGCAATGGCATGGTGACTACGAAGGCATGCCGACTCTCTACACCATGTGGGGAAGGCCCGGCGCAGTCAAGCTGGTGCTCTACCCGTCGCCGGCCTACACGGGCACCCTCACCGTCCACTACTACAAGCTTCCCACTCCGCCAACAGACGATACCTCCACGCTCGACATTCCTGAAGGGTGGGAAAACGTCGTCTACCTCTATGCCGAATATCGTGCCTTGCGCCGGGACCGTGATCCACGGTGGCAGGAATCCAAGGCGCTGTTCGATGAGGCTCTTGGCGCCCTCTACGACATTTCCCGGCGCCACACCGATCAGGCCGGTGAGATCACCCCTGACTTCGGCTCGACCAACTCCTGGCTCTACGAAATGGATGGTGGCTACTGATGCCTTTCTTCCGCCCCTATCGTGGTAACAAGCGCCGGCGCACCGGCTTCTCGTCCATCGGCAACCGAGTCGGATCATCGTTCCGGCCTTCCACTTCTCCCTCTGGCACCGGCAATGCGGACATCGGTGGCTGGCAGACGGCCGCTAACGTCGGCTTCGACTTCGCCGCCCCACAGTTCCAGCGGTTTGAGGAACAGGCTGCCTACGCCCAGGATCAGCAGGGATGGCGTAACCAGGGATACGACATCCAGGAACAGGACTACCGGAACCAGTACGGGACCAGCAACCAGCAGATCGACTTGGACTATGCGGGCAACCGTGTAGAGCAGAATGCCGCCCGTCGCCAGATGGGGTACTACGACGATGTGTACGGCATCGACCAGCAGCGATACAACGCCGCCATGGCCTACCAGTCTGGTAATCAGGTCTTCGCTGACGGCCGCTTCAACATCGCCGGCCGGGACTTGGCGCTGGATGACGAAACCTATGGCATTGCCGGGGAACGGTACGGCCTACAGGGTCAGACTCACACGTCGGTTCTGGCGCAGATCGCCAATCAGGCTGCCATGGCCCAGCGGGAAGCTTTTGAGGGTAACCGTGACGCCGGTTCTCAGGCGACCGCTGCCGGCGCTTTCACCTCTGCCGGTCACGGGTGGGATCGTGAAGACATCGCCACGGCCCTCGGCTTCAAGATCACTGACCTTGGCGAACAGACGAAGCAGGAACAGGTCAACCGTCAGCAGCAGGGGCTTGACTACGACGAAGCCGGCATCCGCAACAAGCGTGACCACCTCGACTACGAACGCCAGGCCATCGAATACATGTCCACCACCTCGGACATCGCCAACAACAAGAACAACCTGACCTTCGACCTTCAGGAAGCTGGGTTGAATAAGTATGAGCAGCAGGCACGTCTTCAGGACCGTCTTGCCACCTTGGATATTCAGGCACAGCGGTTCGGCATCAACCGTCAGGAACTTCAGAACAAGCTTCAGACTGCGCTTCGCAACCTTGGACTGGATCGACAGATTTCCATGGGGCAACTCACCGACATGCTGTCTTCCACCAACGCCAACTACTCGCAACTGGTCATGAGCATTCTTCAGCAGGCAGGTATGCAAGGGCTGAATGATTCTCAGGTCCGTCCTACTTCTAACCGACGCCCAATGCCCTCGATGTGGGGATAGGAGAAACCAATGGCCCCAAAGGGTAAGTCCCCACTCCGCAAGATCAGTCGCCTTGGCCTCGATCAGCTTCTCGGCCAGATCGTGGCACAGGCATCCAACCAGCCTCCCGCTGGCACCACCACCACGGCCCCCGCTGGTATCGCCCCAGCCGGTCCGCCCGCACAGCCAGGAATGACCGGTGCATCTTCCCGCCCCGGCCAAGGTCGGCCCACCGACGCCAACGGCGACTACTTCGTGCCCGAGGGACTGCCGCCCGGCGCCACCCCAGCCACGCAGGCGGCCCCCCTGGCCGGCCCAGCGCCCGCCTCACCGATGCCCGGCACCACCACCACCTCGATGCCCCCGGCCCCCACAGGCAATGTAAACGGCTCGACCCTGGCCGGGTTCGTAGACGGTGTAAACGGGCAGCCGGCTGCCGCTCCGGTAAACGGCGCCCCAGGACAGGCCCCGCCTATTTCCCCCTACCGCAACATCGGGGAGATCTTTGCGGAACAGCCGCCGTCCGATGACCCTCAGACCATGTTCGCATTTCAGCGTGAACGGCTCAACAAGATCGGCCGCTTCTACGGCATGTCGGACGAGGAATTGGCCCAGGCGCAGTCCAACGTTTCGGGGATGCTGGGGATGGCCGTTCAGAAGCCTGGCATCACGCCGGTTGAAGCTCAGAGTCTCGCTAGCCAGATGTTCCAGGCTGAAGGCACCAAGATCATCCAGGCGAATGACAAGGGTGCGTATGGCAATGATTCGGGTCGCATGTCGCCTCCGCCATTTCAGGGTACTGACCCGAACGCCCAGCCTGCATCCACGTTCGGAGAAGACAACCCTCTGTCGGTGTATGGGGTTTATACGCCCGAGCAGATCGCCGCTATTCAGGGTCAGATCGGCCAATACGTGAACCAGTATCAGGACCGGTTCAGTCAGGCCGCTGGTGGATGGCAGCCAAGTGCAGCGATGCAGGATGCATATGCCAGGCAGGCTCAGGCGATTCCGGCCGTGCAGGCATTGGAAGGTCAGGCTGCACTAGCACAGGAACTTGCACGGGTGAAGGAACAGAACCGGTACTACCAGATGATGAGCCAGATGCCACAGGCTGATTCATCGTCGTCGTCTTCCAGCGAGGCGATGTCGGATGAGGAAATGGCTGCATTCGTCACCTCTCTCACCGGGGGCTGAATAGGTGTCCAACCTTGAACCGGATCTCGGTGAATCCACGTCCGCTTCCCAGCGGTCACCTGCCCCTGCCCCGACCATCACCGTCACTCCACGCAACCCTCTAGCCCCACGTCTGCCCGATGAGCTTCAGGCCAAGATCGACGGTTACCAGGCTGGCACTATCACGGCACCCGCACAGCCGGTGGACACCACGGGACTCGACACCACCTCGATCATCACCAACCTTCCCGACGCCCGTAAGTCCTTCGTCACTAAATACACCAGGCTGAAGAAGACGGTCCAAGCTCTCCCCGAGCCTGTCCGCAAGTCGATTGTCCAGATGGACCTCGATCGTGCGAACAAGGGTCAGGGTCCGATGAACGACCAGGAGACGCTTGCCGCCATCATCACCACGATGCGGAACGAACCGGCCACGAAAGAACCGGAAGACACGTCCATCCTCGGCACCATCGCCGCCATCCCCGGCAACGCAGTAGATGATGCCGGCAACATCTTGAAGTCGCTGCCGTCCGTGTTCCTGAACCCGACGAGAAGTAACCCGCTCTACAAAGAAGCTGTTGCCGGTGCCCAACTGGCCGCTTCATCCATCGCCAACGTCGCCAGCTTCGACAACAATGACTCCGTTGCCGACAAGCTTTACAACGAAGCAAGGGCGCAGGGAGACAACCCCATTGAAGCCTTTGCCGGCCTTCCTGGCATCCGCCTTATCCCTGGCGTCTCTACCGTTGCCAAGCTTTCCGGTGGTGGTGAAGGATTGCGGGAGATCGCCAAGACGCCGGTTGGTACGACGCTCGACGTGCTGCCCTATGCCTCCAAGGCTGCCGGTGCATCCAAGGTCGGGAAGATCGCTACCGCCGAGAAAGGAGCCGGTATTGCATCGGTGAAGCCTTTGCGTGCAGTCCTCACCCGCAAGATCCTGCCCGAAGGTGAGACGACGATTCAGGGTAGTCAGCTTGCCCCGGCGAAGCTTGGCATCCCCACTTCTATCGCCGCCGACAGCAGGGTTGGTAGCTGGGCGCAGCAGGCTTTCGGCCAGGAAGCTCGAGCCGTCGCCAAGACCACCAACATCTACGACGCCAAGTTCGCTGAGGTGCTTCAGGGCGCCCGCCCCCTTAGCACCGTGGATGACAAGGTTGCCCGCCAGGCATTCACCTTTCTAGCCGAGGATGCGCCGAAGCGTTATGGGCTGGATAAGCCGGCCATCCAGAAGGTGACGGCGGCACTTGAAACCGACCGCAACATGATCTTCGACACCCCTGGTTTCTCGGACGCTGAACGGGCATTTGCATCCAGGGCCATCAAGCTTCAGCAGAGGTTTGAAGCACTCAACCTTCAGACCGAAGATCTCACTCGGATCTACGACGAGGTGTACGACGCCAAGACGGGCAAGTCCATCCGCAAGGCTCAGGAGAAGTTGGGCAAGCTTTCGTCCAAGGTGGATGAGGGTCTGTACGAACAGGTGGGGCTGGCCCGGCAGGCGATTATCGAGCGGTTCCCTGACGGCAATTACCGTGGGACCGATTTGCAGGTCATGAAGAAGCTTGATCCGCTGTACGAAAAGCTGGACGACTACTTCCGCAATCCCGATACCAGCGTCACCCTTCAGGATCTTGATAAGGCTTCTAGGGGTCTGGTTGCCCAGCGCACCAGGATCGGTGGGGCCGGCCAGGTAGGCGAGAAGGTGGCGCAAGGTGGAGACATTCGCCTCGATACTCTCGCCCGCATTCGCCAGGAGTTGAAGGAAGCGGCCAAGGCCGAACGGCGTCTTCAGAAGCAGGTTGATAAGGCGCCGGCACGTTGGATACCGAATGTCCAGATGATGGCGAAGGACAAGACCCACCAGTACCTCATCGGTGAAGGTGGGTTGGACCCCGTTGAAGCTACACGGGTCATCGCTGAACGGGACTTTCAGGCGTACCCCAGCATCTACAGCCAGAAAATCATGGAGAAGATCGTCAGGGAAACCGAACCGGTCTGGAAGGAATTGAAGGCAGCCGGCATCGACCCCGTATACGTGCATCGGGTTCCGCTTGCCAAGCAGCGGATTCTTAGCCTCCCCCGTCTGACGGATTGGGTCACCCCGCTCACCCAGGCAGAGAAGCGCAACATCTACAATGCCACGCCCTACACCCAGGACGTGACCATTGCACTCGCCCATCAGGGTGCCGAGATCGTCGCTAAGAAGCTTTCACAGGAAGCCTTGGATTCTATTGGCCGTGACGTGGGCGTGCGGGAAGGTGCCTTGCGGGCCAGGGTCATGCCCATGGCTAGGGAGATGGCAGCCGGATCTTCCGACGACATCAACGACATCGCCACCAAGATCATCAGCAAGGATTACGAGCTTTACAATCCAGGCGCATTCGGCACCAAGCTTCCCAAGCTTCTGAACAATGACGAGCGGATCTGGATTCCGAAGACCATTGCCAAGAACCTCGATCGGTACTACCACCCGAACCCAGGGGAATTGCTCGGCGCCGGGTCGGCCGTGAACGGCATCTTCCGTACCGCCGTGCTTCCATTCTCCGTTCGGTGGCAGGTCAACAACACGATTGGTGGTGCGATCGTCACGGCCATCACCAACCCCGGCGCCTTCCTGAAGATCGTGGAAGCCAGGAAGGTCATCAACCAGTGGAAGAAGGGTGTTGACGGCGCCTTGCCCGAAGAAGTCGGGTACGGCCTGGGGAGCATCCGTAAAGAAATCGCTGCCAGCAAGTATGCCGTCGCCTCCTACTCGCATGGGGAGCGTGTCGGATCGCTGTACCAGAAGATCCAGGAATCCAAGATAAAGCAGGCTGGATCGGCGGCGGCTCAAAAGATGTACGACGCCAACTCCTTCATGGATGAAACCTTCAAGGTGATGACGTACCTGAATAAGCGTGACGGTGCGCTTCGAAAGGGTGCCGGGAAGATGGCAGCCGACGAGGCTGGGTTGTCGGCGGTCAACCAATACTTCCAGAACTGGAACTCCCTCACCCCGATCGAACGTCAGCTTCTCCGTGAGGTGTTTCCGTTCTACGCCTTCACGTCCTACGCCATGCGGTTTATCATGAACTACCCCGGCACCCATCCGCTGCGTGCGAGCATCATGGCGAACATGGCCGAGGCCGAAATGAAGGACATGAACCAGGCGCTTCCGCCCGAGATGATGGACTACTTGGCTATCGGCCCCATGGACGAGAACGGTGACCAGAGGTTCCTGAGTCTCCGTGGCCTCAACCCATTCTCCGACACGGCTGATTCGTTCACCCTCACCGGGTTCCTCAGCGGCATCAACCCCATCGGCCAAGCTGTGGTGAAGTCGCTTGGCGGGGATCTCGGATATGGGGTCGGTGCAGGACAGCCGACCTATGACAAAGAGTCGGGCAAGATGACCGATGCTAAGCCGGGATTTGTCACGTCGCTGGTTTCGTCAACCGTCCCGCAGATCGGCTTCCTGAATCGAATGCTAGGCCGGGACGCCGAATACAATGCCTTGCTCCGCACCAACCCCGAGGCCGCACAACGGTTGCTGGTGTCCGGTGTCGGCATCCCCGCATCTGGTCGCACCATCAATATCCCGCAGACGCAGATCAAGGGTGAGTTGGCGAGGCTTCAGGTTCAGGCGCAGGTATTCAAGCGTGCCCGTGAAACCGGCGACTACACGGAAGCCATGAAGTGGCCTGCCCTACGTCCACAAATCGAACAGCTACAACGTCTCAATGCGCTCGGCCTGCTCAGGGAATACAATCCGACCGCAGGGGCAGCTAATTCGGTGACCGACGCCATCGGATCAGTCAAGCCCTGGCCGACATAACCCAACGCAGGAAGATGGTTTCATGGCTCTAGTAGGTGGAAGTAGGCAATACCCGGTCCATACCAAGATGGGTCGCATCATGGCTAAAAGAGGGCTTCGGGCAATCGAAGTCTCGTCTGGTGCCAGCGTGTACCCGAGAAGCATGACCGAGTATTTGGCCGGCCGAAAGAAGCCGTCACCTAGGAACATGGGCAAGATCGCTGCGTTCCTGAATGTGGGCGTAGCTGATCTGACCGAGAAGAAGTACCCGTGGCTGAAGGAAGATCAGGCACGGGTGGAAATGGAAGCAGTCGAATCAACCAAGGAGAAGGTTTCGTGAATCGTGAACCAGCCGTAATCATTGCCGCCATCGGGGCATTCCTCGCCCTTCTAGTCGCCTTCGGTGTGAAGCTCGATGAGAATCAGATGAAGGCGCTCATGACCTTCACGATCGCCCTCATCGCCTTGATCACCCGCCAGAAGGTTACGCCGGTCTGATGGCGGCGTGGAGGTTGGCAAAGAGCTTGGTGCGGCTTCGCTCCGAGATCAACACGGAATATCCTGGCCGGGCGAAGATCTCGGATGGGTCGATTGGCGATGCCAGTCATTCATCCCGCACCTCGGATCACAACCCTGATCCCCGTGGTGTGGTCTATGCGATCGACGTGACCCAGGATGATCCGTTCGATACCCCCACGCCGAACGATGATGTAGCCGAGGCTTTGGCTGAATGGCTCCGCAAGTCGAAGGACAAGCGGATCAAGTACGTGATCTGGCGTGGACGCATGTTTAGCTCCTACTCCACTGCCACCCGCAAGGCTTGGGAGTGGGGGGATTACAACGGCCCCAACGGTCACTTCCACCATGTTCACGTCTCGCTTGTTGGTGGGATCGGTGACGAGGATCGTGGCTGGGGATTCAAGCGACCGGTCGGCGCACCTGTTACCAGGAAGTGGATTCCGTTCGGGAAGAACCACACTGATGCCTCCCTCCGCAGCAAGGGCGGCGAGTTGGTTGAGGTAACTGAAGTCGAGATGATCCTGACCGCTTTGGCCGACGATTGGGATGCACCTGATCTGCTTCCGGCCAAGATCAATGGCGCATGGACTGATGAGCGTGACTTCAAGGCGCTCGGCAACTTCAAGCGCCGGATGATCGAGCTTCAGAAGTTCACCGGGCAGATGCCTTGGCCGAACACCGACGCAGGGGTCGGGACGAACACCATTGCCGCATTGCGGTTCTGGAACTCCCAGCGCAAGAAGTAAGGAATCGCATGTCCCGTACTGCTGAACGTGCTGCCCTCGACGCACCGACTCGGTTCATTCTCATTGAGGGTGATGCCGACCGGCACGAAGAAGCCATTGACAGCTTGGGTGAACGGATGACGAAGATCCTTTGGGTGCTGATAGGAATACTGGTCACCACTACTTCCATGTCCATCGCACTCGTTCTCAACATTCTGGTGAAGCCATGAGTCTGCATGAGTCAACCTTCCCGCAGTCGAAAGACCCGCAATCCAGGCTTATCCGCTGGGCACTGATCCTTACGGTGCTGAACGTCATCATCGTGATTGGCGCTGGGTTGGTGACGCTGCCCAGGATTGTCAGCACCGAGAAGACCACAGGCCGAGTGCAGGATGGGATTGATATTCAGGGATGCCGATCGCTGTATAATGCCGATGTGGTGACGGCGCAGGCCAACGCTCTTGTGGTGGTGCTCGCCGGGTTGAAGGCAACAGTGCTCGAGGATGACGCCGGCTTGAAAGATCTTGTCACGCCCGATCCGACTACCAACATCACGCCCTATGACATCACGGTCCAAGATGTCTATACGGCACGGGACGAATACAAGAAAGCCGTGGACCTGTCGAACACTGATCCCGTGAAGTTCATGGAACGGTGCAAGGCGAAGCAGTGTAAGAAGACCGAGAAGCCGACCCGTCCCATCCCGTCATCGAGCACCACCCGACCAGGCGGTTGACGTTTCTTCCCCGCACCTCACGCCCACACGAAACCACCCCCGGCCGCTAGGGCTTCGGGGGTGGCTTCTGTGAGAGGGAAGATCGACCCGTAGGCCGGGGCTGACTAGGCCCAGGAGAAAGATACCAGATGCCATCCGTTACCGCAAACACGCTTCCTCGCCATGAGGAATCCACCATCTACCAGGGACGCCCGTGGCAGCCTGTGACCGTCCGGTTCCGTGACCCTGACGGGGTGTATGAGGCCATTGAGGTGCAGGCCCATGTCTGTACGGCTCCTGTGGCCGATGGTGGCGAGGTGGTCGCTCGATGCGACACCACGGCCGTCAGCGATGAAGGATGGGCCGTGTCTCTCGACTCTGCCGGCACACGGGCGCTCCCCCCACGGCAGCTATTCGCTGAAGTGCTGGTGAAACGGACCGGCGAAGAATGGAAGACGGCCATCTTCTACATCTTGGCTGTGGAGCCTGAGTTGAGTGTGCCGGTGGTGAGCTTGGTTATTACTGGTGGGTCAACCGTGGCGGTGGGGGACATTCTCTCGCTGACCGCTACAGCCACCTTGGACGATGCGTCCACGGAAGTTGTGACTGCATCATGTGTGTGGACGAGTAGCGTGCCGGCGAAAGCCACGGTGCCGAATGGCGCTGGATATGTGGTTGGCGTGAGCGCTGGGGCGACCACCATTACCGCTTCGCTGGGTTCCGTTTCCGACGACCATGTGGTGACCGCATCATGAGCCTGTTTGAATTCACGTTCGAAGAAGAAGCTTGGGAGCTTTACATTCAGACCGGGTTCGCCGGTGCTGATGGTGCCCCTGGCCCTCCCGGCGCCGTCCACTACGCGGTGGCGGTCATCGACCCGACCACGGATCTGACGGCGTTCACGACTACCGACGTGCTTGACCCGATCACCTGGGCGACCGTCGCCCCCGACTTCGACCGTGGTGATCTGG